ACCCGCGCATCGCCGAAGACCCGCGCATCGCCGAAGACCCGCGCATCGCCGAAGACCCGCGCATCGCCGAAGACCCGCGCATCGCCGAAGACCCGCGCATCGCCGAAGACCCGCGCATCGCCGAAGACCCGCGCATTGCCGTAGACCTGCGCATCGCCGGAGACCTGAGCATTGCCGTAGACCCACGCATTGCCGCAGACCAGCGCGTTGCCGGAGACCCACGCATTGCCCAGATTCTCTTCTTTTTCAATCCAGCCTCCGACGTTCCCGGCTTTGCCCCAGCGGCAGTTAACTGCAAGGCGAATACGGCGCAGTTCAACGCCAAATTCTACTTTTGTTTCCCCGGTAAATTCCCAGATGCGATTAGGCATTTTCGTTCTCCTTTTGTTTTTCCAAGTACTCTTTCCAAGGCAGCCCCGTTTCGATATCGACCACCATGCAGCGGCGGTCAAAAAGCATGAAGGGCTTTCCTTGTGCAATAGCGTTCATTGTTCTGTTGGTGCTGGCTGACCACATTTGCCCTCTATAATTCTTGATTTCGTCGAAGCGCCCGTTGAAGCGGCTCATCTACTGTTCCTCCTTCAACTTCTTGAGCGTTTCTTTGGCGTAACGAACTGCGTTTCCTTCAACTTCCCTGTGCATATGCTGGTCATTACTCAACAACCCCTGCAACGCCGCAGCGGCCAGCGTCACGAGGTTGGGGTCAAGCTCGGCAGGTGGCACGCCGCTAAACGTGGCGCGTACCTTCACGCCGTCGAGGTTGGCAGGCTTATCGTCCACGCACAGTTTTTCGATTTCTTCGTCCAGAAAACGGTCATACGGAAACATCTATTTCACCTCCACGCACACGAAGCGGATTTCTTGCCAGTTAATCCAACGGCCGTCTTTCTCTGGTCTGTTGGCGAGTTCAGCCGCCGCACTTCCGGCGACAACGCAAGCCTGCTCGGAGCTAAACCCCGGCAATACCGTCAATGCGTTAGAATAGCTTTTCGCCCAAGCGGAAGCGTGTACGAACAAAATCAAAGCGTACATCTACTTCCCCTCCGCCTTTTTAATCACGGCGCGCAAGCGTTCTGTTGTGTCAAAGGTTTTGTTCTCATCAATCTCCTTAAGCGCTTGCTTGCACAGCTCAAGCATTTCAGGTGCAGCAGCAATCAGCCGTGCATTGGCCTCACACTCTTCAATGCTTCTTTTGGACGGATAAATAAATGTAAGGCAAACGCTGTCACCCAAACTAAGGTATTTTTTTTCAAAAGGCTTTACGTCGCAACCCAATGCATCCCAAGGCCCAGGCGTGTGTTTGCTCATCTACTTTCCCTCCTTCATCTTTTCAGCATACGCCTCGGCCAGCAGTTGCTGGGTAGCCTTGAGCTGGGCCGCCAGCTTGATGGGGTTGCTGTCGTTGTACGACCAAATCTCGCGCTGTTGGCCCAGCAGGTCGTCTTTTAAGCGCTCTAGCTCGTGCTCTTTTAGCCAAATCTCTTGCTCCCGCACAGTTTGCTTGTATAGCAACTTTTCGTATTCATCCTTAACCGCCCTTACCTCATCAGAATGGCGGACGGCCTCACTAACAAGCTGGTTTAGCATCTGTACAAGGGCTTGCTGGCTAGGAAACCACTTGCACGCCTCGTCGAGAATCTGCTCAACCAGCTTTGAGTTAACATGTTTAGCGTCCATCTACTTCCCCTCCCACACAGGCGGCGACAGCATGTCGCACTGTTTAATAACGATCGGTGCGTAGCTACCGCCTAGGATGAACGCAATAATCAGGCTCATTCCCCAGGCAATCATCCCAATAGTCACAACTTCAAGCGTATGCATTAAAACTTCTTCCCATGCTTGTAAGGGCGGTTGGCGTTGTATTCCAGCTTCGACGCAATCGCTTGGCCGATGTTCAGGCCAAAGCCAGCGGCGTAATCCAAGATGCGGATGACGGCATCGGCCATCTCTTCCTCTTCCGCCGTGTGAAGCGGCAGCTTGTCGGATGTGTTGTCTTTACGCAGGCCTTCCAGCGCCTCGCTCAATTCGGAGTGAATCAGGGCAATCATCTCGCCCTTGTTGCGCTCGCCATCCCAGAAGCCACGAGCACGGTTGCCCTTGTGAATATCGGCGGCCAATTCGTTAATCGCTGTTACCATCGTCATGTCCATGATATACTCCTTTTGTGTATTAACTTGTTTAGAACTGTATCAAGTTGTTTAAAACTGTGTCAACAATAAAAATGAAGATTGAGACTTGGAAGGTTCTTTTCGGCGCATTGCCTCGCGTTTTGTCGGGTGCAAAGCCAGAGGACAAAATCTGCGTTGAGTTTTTCAGCGACTACGTGAAGGCCCTCCGTGATGGGGATTGCAATGCCCTGATAGCGCATATCACCAACGAGTTTTCCGGCGACAAGCGCCCCGTTTGGGGCATGTTAAAGTCGGCAATGGGTCGCGTAAAGGGTGCTCCGGACTACATCGTGACGTGGCAAGGCGGCTCAGGCTTCATCGAGGTCAAGGCCGAAGATGGCCGGATGTCGCCTGAGCAGGTCGCTTTTGCCGCCGCGTGCGAGCAACTGGGGATTCGCCATGCCGTTTGCCGTTCAAAAGGGGCAATCATCGCCACTCTCATGAATTGGGGTTGCTGGCGCGCCCTGCCGACGCAAGGCCTCGGCACGCTCGGCACGGTCGAGGATAAGTAAGTCCTCTTCCTTTGCCCGCCACTCGAAACGGACAATCTCGTAATACTTGGGGTTGTCCAGCCGCTTGCGTACCCATACAAAGGCAGGCTCGCGCAGCAGGGTTTTACGGGCGTGCGAAACCAGCGATTCGATGTCCTCCCATTGTTGAGGGTACCATTCGCGATCGGCCAGCCATTCCTTGGCCTTCTTCTGGGCAAACCCCGTGTGCAGCGGACAAACCCATTCGCTCACACGCTCGCCCGCGTTGAACGTGTACGTCACGCGCATACTGTCCGGCTTGCCAGGCTTGGTGTGGACGTTGTAGTTGATCAACTCGACGGCATGCCGCTCCGGCTTCAGGCCTTCCAGCATGGGGGCCACAAGGCTGGCAACGTAGTCGTGGGCCACTTTTTCAGGAGCGGGGTACTCGTACCCACAGCCGGGGCAGAAACGCACCTGAATAGGCACCACCTCGCAGCAGGTGTCCACCGGGCAAACCTTAGTCGGCTGCACGGCGATGACTTCACCCTTGCGCTCGCGCTTTACTTGGTTCGCCGTCTTGATGGAATCGACTGGGCCGTGGCGTTCAAGGTTCCCGGCAAAGTCCAGCACTAGACAGTCCGTCTTGCCCTCGGCCACCCGCATTCCGCGCCCCATCATCTGGACGTACAGGCCGACGGACTTTGTTCCGCGCAGGAAAACCAGCATATCGGTGGCTGGCGCGTTAAATCCCGTGGTCAGCACGTCGCAGTTAACCAGCGCCCGGCGTCCACCCGCCTGCTTGTACCATTGAATCGTTTCGTCGCGCTCGCCCTTGTCCATGTCGCCCGTCACGCAACGGGTATCAACGCCTGCCTCGTTCATCGCAGCGGTAACGGCCTGGGCGTGCTTCACGCCAGAGGCAAAGATAAGCCAGCGGTTGCGCCCTTCGCCAAAGAAAAGCATCTCGTTGATGGCAGCGGTGGTTAGCTCGTCCTTGTTAAAGGCTTCCTGCATCTGGCTTTCGATGTACTCGCCCCCGCGTTCGCCGACCTCAGACAGGTCAGCTTGCGTCTTGGCCTTCTTTCCAACCAATCGGCACAAGCGGCCCAGCCGGATAAGCTCCGACATCTCCAACTCGTAGGCAATATCGGTAAACAGGGCATCGTCGCCTTGTGTCAGAAGCCCGCCTTTCATGCGGTAGGGAGTGGCCGTGAAGCCGATCACCACCACGTTCGGGTTGCCCTTGCGGGCGAACTCGATGAACTTGCGGTACATGCCCGCATCTTCTTGGGGAATCAGATGGCACTCGTCCACGATGATGATGTCCAGCCACCCGAAGATTTCAGGGCGCTTGTACACCGACTGGATACTGGCAAACGTCACCGCATTGACCTGACGCTTGTTCAGACTTGCGCTGTAAACGCCCACAGGAACCTGCGGCCAGGTTTCAATCAGCTCGGCATAGTTTTGCTGCACAAGCTCTTTGACGTGCGTCAGCATGATGACACGCGCCTCACGGGGAAGCATCATCTCCGATGCTTCCTTGACAAGGTTGGCAATCACCACGCTCTTGCCTGCCCCGGTGGGCAGCACGACAAGCGGATTGCCTCGGTTGTCGTTCAGCCAGCTATAAAGGTGGTCAAGAGCTTCGCGCTGGTACGGGAACAAACTTTTTGACATTTAAGACTTCCAACTTTGGTGTTCCATGAAAACCATCTGCAACCATAAGAACCGCTTTATCGCGGGCCTTGTAGTGATCTTCCGCTTCGACGTTTACTTTGATATTAAAGACATCATCAACCATGATTTCAGCCGTGAACAACATACTTATCGCACCCTTGTTTTTGTTTTTCTGGTGTAAGTACCTCGTCGGTAAGGGCGCAGCGCCACGTTCCATCCGCCCTAGGTACTGAGTTTACACAAGTCCGGCAGTTTTTCAGAGGCGCTTCTCCACGATGGCAGACGCCAGCCATGGGGCAGAACTTGCATTCGTACCACTCCGGGCGGTCATTAATCCGGGGCGGCGGAGAACTGGCGAACACGATGCCATGCGCCTTTTTGATAAGCTCATCAAACATGGTCTGACTGAACTCGTATCGCACCGGACGAATGTCGTCGTCGTCCTTGTTCATGGGCATGTAAAGCGCACGCTCCAAGCCAAGCCCGCCCATATAGATTTGCATCTGGGCCTTGTGCTTTTCAGGAATGCCGTTCTTGACGTACTCCCTAAAGTTATCACGGTTGAAGGTCTTGAACTCGACCACATGCAATCGCCCCGGTGCCTCCGGAAGGTTCTGCACAACGCCGTCGGCGCTACCCCCAAAGTGCCCGCCAAAGAAACTGACGCGCACCTGCTGGCCGTCTACCTCAATCCCCGCCTTTTTAAGAAGCTCGACCATGCGGGCCTCTTGCACGTTGCCGTTTTCCAGCAGGCGATTGACGCGGCCAGACTTTACTTCTTTGGCAAACCAGCGGAAGCCATACCATATCTTGCGTCGGCATGGCTCACCAATCTGGGAAGCCCCTAGATGTAGTCGAAAGTCCTCGTCACGTTGCGATGCTTTTTCAATCGCAGCGGCGGTGGTGATAATCAGGTCGGAAAGATCGACGCTCATTTAGGCAAACCACGAAATGATTCCGAGGAGCGACCCCAGTGGGAACGCAATAATGCCAACACCGTGAAGCACGGCCTCACCAATGGTAAGCGATGAATCCGTCGCCAGCACATAGATGTTGCTGGCCCAACCCAACAAAGCAATAACGATAATGAAAAAAGCCACGTTCATTCTCCCTGTTTATTTTCCAAAGATGAGGGCAGGTTGAAATGTGCGCCCCATCTTTGGTGCCTCACTTTAACGGGTAAGGCTATCCGGCCTGCTCAGCAAAGCACAGGGAAGAACTGGGAACACCCTTGCCGCAAGCTGGTTCCGTTAAGACACGGTTTCCTTGTCAAGATGACTACTTGTTAGTAGCCCAAGCCGTCACCTTTTTAGCAGCCGCAGGTGCAGCGGCCTTAGTCATTTGGCCCATCGCCTTAAAATCGACGATCTTGTTACGCGGCTTTTCAACATCCTTCTTGTCCACGTCCAGCTTAATCGCCATCGGCTTGTCATGGAACTCCGCGCTTTCCTTAAAAGCAGCAAGGTTCACAGCCTCAGCCAGCTTGCGAAGCTCGGCATGGGCAATGCTCGTGGCCTGCTCGCTCTTGTTCCACAGGTTCAGGTTGTGGAAAACAATGCGACCCTTGTGCTCGCCGTCCACGATCTGGAACTTGAAGCTCAAGTAAGCGCCGTCGCCGGCCTTAGTTTCCTTACGCTCAGAGCCAACAATCGCAGCGACGTACATGCCGGGCGGCAGAACGGAATACTCCGGCGATTCAGGCAGCTTGGCGGTTTCGTAGGTGGTTCCGAAATCAACAGACATGTTTCTTACTCCTTGTTTTGTGCAGTCACGAACGCCTCGTAAAAGGCATCCCATGACAGTTCAAGCGGGCCATCAATACCATAACGGTTTCCGGCCACGATTGACGGCGAACCGCTGGTGAACAACACACGCTCACCCCCCACGGCCTTGGTCAATTTCTTATTGCCAGCGTCCTCGCTCTTTGTAAACACGCGAGGGCCAGCGTAAAACAGGCAATCCGTCCATTGTTCCAAAAGCTGGGCGCATTTTTCGTTAAGCGTCGGGCAGAAGCGCGAGTAGCTTTGCGTCGTCGGATCATCAAACTGGCGCTGCATGGCATGGCCGACCAGGATGACAATCATGTTCCGCTCGTTGCGAATCATGTCCAGCTTGCCCAGAAACTCGCTGAACAGGTTCGCCGCTTCGGCATAGCCCTTGCCATAACCAATGTCGGCCACGGTTTTTTTGTGCTCTTTGCGGGCCACATAGTTTTGAATAATGCGCTCCAATGCGGTGGCGCTATCCAGAACCAGCGTCTCAAAGTTGTGCGGCTGTTGGTAAACCGCCATCAACGCCTCGTCAACTTGCTCAAGAGTTTGCAGTTGCTCACCCGGAACGCGGGCGACCTTGACGTTTTCCGAACCGTTCTCCAAATCGAGGAAGATGGGATTCGGAGCCTGCGAGGCAAACGTGGATTTACCAATCTTCGGCTGGCCGTAAATGGCAATCCGTGGAGGACGCGCTACAAGCGCGGGTTTCAGTTCGGTAAGGTTAATCATTGTTTTCCACCTTGAAAGTAGGCTTGGCCGCCTTAATGGTCAGAGCCTGGTTGATCTTCGCCAGTTGGTCGGCGGGAACGGTTTCCATCAGCTTGTTGTCCGGCTTCCACTCAGCGCGGAAAGGCCAGACGTCAATCTCACCAGAGGCGCGAAGCTGGGACAGGATTTCTTGGTCGTATTTCTTGTCCAGTTTTGTTACAATGGTAAGTTGGTCATCGATATGGTTGGTGCCGGTTTCGCGGAGACGGTCACGCACAAGCTGAAAAATCTCAAGCTCGACCTCAACGCGAGCCTCGTTGGCGGCCTGCTCCGCCTGCTTATGCTGAATCCAAAGGCGTTTCAGTTCTTCCAGTCGTTCCATTTTTTTAAGGTGTCCTTGTTTGTTTAACTTTGTAAGGAAGTGTATATGTGCTATAAAGAAGGTGTCAACAACTTTTGAAAGGAAAAAATTATGATCAAGGAAAAGCTGCTTAACATGACGCAGGCATCAAAGTTTATCGGCGTTAGCCGTGCCACGTTGTACTCCCTCATCAAGAAGGGTGTTATTCCGGAGCCTAAGATTATTCTTGGCCGCAAGTACTACCACATCGACACTTTGAAAAAAGTTGCTATGATATAAGAGCGTGAGGGGTAGCGGCTGGTAACTGGCCGTAGGTGTCCCGTGTTTCACCTCCTTTCCCCGACCATGCCGCCAGCCGAAAGGCTGGCGTTACAGTTTGCCAGTCCAGCGACCGCTCTTATCCAGCTTCATCTGCACCAGCTGGGGCACGCCCTGACGAATGACCGCGCAGCCTAGGGCGACGGGCTTGCCCGTATGGTACGCAAACGCAGGCTTGCTCAGGTCAACCAGACAGCCGCCGTACCCACCCCACACAAGGTGATGGCCCCACCGCCCTTGCAGTATCTCGAAGCGGCTGTGTTCGTGGCCCATCATCACGCAGACAGGCTCGCCACGGAATACGCTCTCGCTCACCGCCTCGTTAAACGCCTTCATCGCCCCACCCTTGGCATGG